TGTCACGCGCAGACTTTTTTCTGTTAAAAAAGGGACTTAGGCGGAACTTTGAAACCAAATTCGTGGCCTGCAGACAAGGTTGAGCGGTGGCCGATCGATCGGCTGGTTCCATATGCGCGGAACGCGAGAACGCATAGCGATGCGCAGATTGAACAGGTTGCAGCGTCGATCCGGGAGTGGGGTTGGACGAACCCGGTTCTGGTGGCCGAGGACGGCGGGATCATTGCCGGCCATTGCCGGGTGCTGGCGGGAAGGCAACTCGGTCTTGCCGAGGTTCCGGTGATGTTGGCGACCGGTTGGAGTGAGGCGCAGAAGCGGGCGTATGTGCTGGCCGACAATCAGTTGGCGCTGAATGCCGGCTGGAACCCGGATCTGTTGCGGCTCGAGCTCGGCGAGTTGCAGGGGTTGGAATTCGATCTCGGGTTGATCGGGTTCGACGAGGCGCAACTGGCCGCGCTGACCGCCAATCCCGGCCTGACCGATCCCGACGAGGTGCCCGAGCCGCCGGTGCCGGTGGTGCAACGCGGCGAGGTTTGGCGGCTTGGCCGGCATCGACTTATGTGCGGCGACGCCACCAGCGCCGATGATATGCGCCGCCTGCTCGCTGGAGCGCGCGCCGACCTGATCGTGACCGATCCGCCCTATGGGGTCTCGATGGAGCGCGGCAAATTTCAGGGCAACAACAACGCGCCGAAGCATGCGCTGATCGCCAACGACCAATTGCGCGGCGACGATCTGGCTAGGTTTGTGACGCAGGCGCTGCGTATGGCGTTCGAAGTCTCAAAGGATTGCGCCGCCTATGTCTGGGCGCCGTCGCTGGCTGAGGGTTATCACATCATGCAGGCGGTGATCGCCGCTGGCTTCAAGGTCCAGTCGCAGCTCGTTTGGCGCAAGACGCCGTTTGTCATGGGCCGCGCCGACTATCATTGGCAGCACGAAGTCTGCTGGTACGCGTTCAAGCCGAGCGGGCACTCGTGGTACGGCGGTCGCGACAAGAGCACGGTGTGGGATTGTCCCAAGCCGCAGCAGGTCGACCTGCATCCGACCATGAAGCCGGTGGCGCTATACGCGACCGCGATCGAGAACTCCAGCAAGGGCGGCGACTTGGTGCTGGACATGTTCGCCGGTGCCGGGCCGCTGGCGATTGCATGCGAGCAGGCCGGCCGTGATGCCCGCATGCTCGAACTCGATCCGCACTATTGCGACGTCATCATCGAGCGCTGGCAGAACTTCACCGGCGAGAAGGCGAGGCGTCAGGAGGCGGCATGAGCCAGGGAAAATTGCACGAGCCGAACGACAAGGATCGCAAGCAAGTCGAGGCGATGGCGAGCTATGGCATTCCGCATTTGGATATTGCGCGTGTAATCGGGATATCGCAGCCCACCTTGGAAAAATGGTATCGCTACGAGCTGGATACTGGCCACATCAAGGCAAATTCGATGGTGGCGCAGAGTCTGTTCCAGAAGGCGACCGGCAACGGCAATGGCGCGGTGGCGGCCTGCATTTTCTGGCTGAAGGTGCGGGCGCATTGGGTCGAGCCGAAGCCGTGGGACGAGGCGCCGATCGGCCGCAAGGAGCAGTTGCAGCAGGCGGCGGCTACAGCAGGTGGCGCGAGCACCGAGTGGGCCTCCGACCTGGAGGTTAATCAGGTCAACTGATGCTGCAGTTCCTACCCGCTATCCAACAGCCCACCGGCCCGGAAACTCAACCAGCGGCCTTCCTAGAGGCTCCCAGGGGCATTCTACGTGGCGTCGAGGACTGGGACACGAGCTGCCTGGACTGGGAGGAGCGCATCCTGGACGGCCGCAGTCTGATCCCAGAACTTCCGCTGTACGAGGGCGAGGCGGCCAAGGCGCTGCGGTGCTTCAAGCGGCTACGGTTACCGGACGTGATCGGGACGCCGCGGCTGGGGGAGGTCTGTGGCCCCTGGTTTTTCCCGATCGTGGCGGCGCTGTTCGGGAGCTACGACCGGGCCGCCAATGTTCGTCGGATTTCTGAGGTCTTCCAGCTAATCCCTAAGGGCAACAGCAAGAGCACGAATGGCGGCGCGGTGATGCTGACGGCGCTGATCATCAACCCGCGCCCCTCTGCAGAGTTTCTCTTCGTCGCCGCGACCATCGAGATTGCGAGCATCGCGTATCGGCAAGCGAAAGGCACCATCCGGCTCGATCCCGAGCTCAGCAAAATCCTGCATGTGCAGGATCACATCCGAAAGATCACGCACCGGCAGACCGGCGCGAGCCTGCAGATCAAGGCCGCGGATACCGATGTGATCACCGGCTCGCTGGCGCTGGGCACCATGATCGACGAGACGCATGTCTTTGCAAAACGAGCGAACGCGGCGGAAGTGTTCATCGAGCTCCGCGGTGCGCTGACCAAGCGGCCGGACGGATTCCTGTTTCAGACCACGACCCAGAGCAAGTCGCCACCGTCTGGCGTGTTTGCGTCCGAGCTGGCGATGGCGCGCGCGGTGCGCGACGGTAAGACGCGGATGCCGCTGTTACCGGTGCTGTATGAGTTGCCGGATCGACTGGCGCGCGACGGCGGTTGGAAGGAGCGCAAGTACTGGCCGCTGGTCAACCCGAACCTGGGGCGCTCGACCAACGCCGACTTCCTGGCACGCGAGATTGTGCGAGCCGAGGCAGATGGGCCGGCGGCGGTCGCACTTATAGCCTCCCAACATTTTAATATTCAAATCGGGATGTCGCTGCGCGCCGACGGGTGGGCCGGCGCCAACCACTGGAGCCGCGGTGTCGAGGACGGACTGACGCTCGAATCGGTGCTCGAGCGTTCGGAAGCGGTGGTGGTCGGCATCGACGGCGGCGGGCTTGACGATCTGCTCGGCATTGCCGTGGTCGGACGCGAGAAGGACACCAAGACGCATCTGGCGTGGATGCATGCGCTGATCTCGCCGGAAGGGCTCGAGCGGCGGAAAGCTAATACCGGGTTTTATGAAAGGTTTCAGGCCGACGGCGACTTAACCGTGGTCGAGGAATTGCCGGATGACATTTCGTATGTCACGGACATCGTGGAAAAAGTTAAAGGCACGAAAAAACTTGCCGGTGTCGGCGTGGACGCGATCGGGATCGGCGGCATTGTCGATGCCCTCGCAAAAATCGGCGTCACGCAAGAGGACAAGCTTCTCGTCGGCATCCGCCAAGGCATCTCGTTGATGGGCGCAATTAAGACCGTCGAACGCAAACTGGTGGACGGCAGCTTCAAGCACGGCGGTCAGGCGCTGATGACGTGGTGCGCCGGCAACGCGCGCATCGTGCCGACGCCGACCGGCATGCGCATCGCGCGTGATGATTCGGGTTATGGGAAGATCGACCCCTTGATGGCGTTATTCAACGCCTCGGCGCTGATGGCGCTCAATCCGACGCCGCAGAAGCGGCCGGAAGTCCGATTGTTTTTCGCCTGACAAAAACGCCGTGAGAGCATGACGATCGGGGGGCTGACTCACGCTCTCACGATCATGCCACCGCGTGGTTGTTATCGCTGTGGTTGCGGCGGCTGATTGGGGTTCGGTTTACCCGGATTAGGGTTCTGCGGATCTGGTTTTGGATTGTTCGGATCGTTGCCCATCGCGTCACACCTGCTGCTCTGCCCACCTGCACCAAGACAACATCGCAGCGGCCAGCAAAGTTCCTGAGAGGCCACCACCATGTTGAACCGGGCATACAGCCTGCTTGAGATCAAGCAGGTCGACGAGGACGCGCGCATCATCACCGGCATGGCATCGACGCCGACGCCGGATCGGCTCGAGGATGTGGTCGAGCCGACCGGTGCGCAGTTCAAACTACCGTTGCCGTTGCTGTGGCAACACGACTCAGGCAACCCGATCGGCCACGTCACTCATGCCAAGGTCAGCAAATCCGGCATTGAGATCGTCGCCAAGATTGCCAAGGGTGTGACCGCTGAGATCGACCGCGCCTGGTCGCTGATCAAGGCTGGGCTGGTTCCTGGCCTCTCGATCGGGTTCAAGCCGATCGAGTTCTCGTTCATCGAAGAGACCGACGGCATTCGCTTCATCAAATGGGACTGGCTCGAGCTCAGTGCCGTGACCATCCCGGCGAACAGCGAAGCCACCATCGCCACCGTGAAATCGATCGACACTGCGCAGCGGGCCGCGTCCGGCCAAGCAAAGCCGCGTCGTGTCGTTCATCTCAACCCACCCGGCGCCTCGGGACATCCTCAACGGAAGTCCACCCAGGAGGGTGTAGATATGAAAACCATTGCAGAGCAGATCACTGCGCTTGAGGCCAAGCGGGCCGCCAGCGCGGCGCGCATGGAAGCCGTGATGCAGAAGAGTCTCGACGAGGACCGCACGTCAGACGCGGGCGAACAAGATGAGTTCGATACCCTCGCCGGTGAAGTCGAAGCCCTAGACAAAGATCTCGTGCGGCTGCGCAAGATCGAGCAGGCCAAGGCGTTCGCGGCCAAGGCGGTGAAGGCCGAGAGGACCGAGGACGGCTCCGCCGCGCGTGGCGGAGCGATCATCGTCAAAGCAAAGCCGACACTCGAACCCGGCATTGAATTGGCCCGGCGGGTGAAAGTCAAAATCATCCAGCGAGTATCAAGCGAGCGTGCGTCAGATGTTGCCGCGGCGATGTACGGAAGCGACAGCGAAGTCGCCGCGTTCTACAAGGCTGCCGTTCCCGCCGGCACGACCATCTCGGGCAGCTGGGCGGCCAACCTCATCGGTGCAGAGACCGGGGGCGCGGCGGTCGCGGCTTTTCTCGAGTATTTGCGTCCGAGGACGATCTTGGGGCGCTTCGGCACTGGTGGCGTTCCGGCTTTGACTTCGGTCCCATTCCGCGTTCCGATCGTTACACAGACCGGCGCCGGTGCTGGCTATTGGGTCGGGGAATCGAAAGCAAAACCGTTAACGTCGTTTGCCTTCACACGAACCACGCTTGCACCGTTGAAGGTCGCGAACATCTGTGTGCTGAGCATGGAGAACATCAGGTTCAGCGATCCGAAGTCGGATGCGATCGTGCGTAATCAACTGGCAGAAGCATTGCGGGCAAGACTCGACACCGACTTCATCACTCCGTCAAAGACCGCAGTGACGAATGTATCGCCGGCCTCGATCACCAACGGCGCGGCAACGATCATATCGTCGGGCGATGATTCCGACGCCATTCGGTTGGATATTCGCTCGCTGCTCGCAAAGTTCAATGCGGCGAATAATCCTCCTTCGAGTGGCGTGTTTATTATGACATCAGCTTGTGCTCAGGCACTGGCAATGATGGTCAATCCGCTCGGTCAGCAGGAATTCCCAACCATGGGCGCAACCGGCGGAACAGTCTACGGCATGCCGGTTATCGTGAGTGATTATGTCCCCGCTGCGCTTGTTGTGCTGGTCAATGCCACGGATGTCTTCCTGGCGGATGATGGCGATGTTTCCGTCGATACCAGCATGGAAGCATCGCTGGAAATGTCGGACGCGCCGGCGCACGATTCGAGTACGCCGACAGGCGCTTCCCTTGTAAGTCTTTGGCAAACAAATTCGGTTGGTGTCAAAGCCGAGCGAGTCATCAACTGGATGCGCGGCCGGACGCAGTCGGTTGCGTATCTGACCAGCGCTGATTGGGGCGGCCCCGTCCACACCGCCTAAGCCTCTTCGCTGCCTGGAGGCGGGCGGGCCTTCGTCCGCCTCCTTTTTTCGGAGATGATGCCGATGAAAATGCGCTCCCTGATGGCGATCAAGCCGCACAAGTACGGCACCCGGCAACTGGTCGCTGGCGAGGAATACGAGGTGCCGCCACGGCATGCGATCGCACTGGTCGCAGGCAGGAAGGCGAAGTTTGTACCGGACAAGCCGGTGCGCGCAGCAAAGGTCGAGCAAAAATTCGTATCTGATTCCGACGATAGCATTGGCGGTGCTGCAACGACGGAGGCGGCCATCGACAGCCTGCGTGTGGAAGCCACGCAGCTCGGCATCGACGTCGACGGGCGCTGGGGCGTGGCCCGGCTGCAGCACGAGATTGCACAGGCAAAATCCTGATGAGGATCTTCGGTCTGCCGATCCCATTCACCGGCGAGAAGCGCAAGGCGCTAAACTCGCTGCCGACGGATCGCGGCGGCTGGTATCCACTGATCCGCGAGCCATTCAGCGGCGCCTGGCAGCGCAACATGGAGATCAATGTCGATACCGCATCGTCGTTTCATGCCGACTTTGCGTGCAAGACGCTGATCGCCCGCGACATTGCCAAGCTGCGGGTGAAGCTGGTCGAGAGAGATAAGAACGACATCTGGTCGGAGACGACAAACCCAGCCTTCAGCCCGGTGCTGCGGCGGCCCAATGATTATCAAACCCGGAATCAGTTCTGGGAAAGCTGGGTGCTCTCGAAACTCTCGCGCGGCAATACCTATGTGCTCAAGGTGCGCGATAATCGCCAGGTGGTGACCGCCCTGCATGTGCTCGATCCGACGCGGGTGCAGCCGCTGGTCGCCGACGATGGCAGCGTGTTCTACCGCTTGAGCAGCGACAACCTCGCCGACATCGACGACATCATCGTGCCGGCGCGCGAGATCATCCACGATCGCTTTAACTGTTTGTTTCACCCACTGGTCGGTACGCCGCCGGTGTTTGCCTCGGGGCTATCCTCGATGCTCGGCATCAATGCGCAGAAGACATCCGCGCTGCTGTTCGAGAATGCCTCGGTGCCCGGTGGTCTGCTTATTGCACCCGGCGACATCAGTGATGTCGAGGAAAAGCGCATCAAGGAGGAATGGGAACAGCGGTTCTCGCGGCGCAATCTCGGTCGCGTCGCCGTCCTCAGCGGCGGCATGAAGTACGAGAAGATGGCGATGACCAACGTCGAAGGACAGATGATCGAGCAGTTGAAATGGTCGGCCGAGGTGGTCTGCAGCGTCTACCATGTGCCGCCCTACAAGGTCGGCGTCGGCGTGCTGCCGACCTACAATAACGTGCAAGCTTTAAACGTCGAGTATTACTCGCAAGCGCTGCAGTCGCACATCGAGGAAATGGAGGAGCTGCTCGACGCGGCACTCAGCATCGGTGTCGGCGAAGGTCTCGGCACCGAGTTCGATACCGACAACCTGCTGCGCATGGATACCGTCACCCAAGTCACCGCCATTCGCGATGCGGTCGGCGCCGGCGTGATGACCCCGAACGAGGGCCGCGCCAAGCTCGAGCTCAAGCCAGTCACTGGCGGCGCTTCACCATATCTGCAGCAGCAGAACTATTCGTTGGAGGCGCTCGCTAAACGCGACGCGCAGGACGATCCGTTCAAGCCGGCAACGCCGCCAGCGCCGCCGCAGCCGGATCAAGCAGCGCCGCCTGATGTACCGCCGTCCAAGCCAGCAGCCAAGGAATGGGAGTTTGATGAGCAAGATATGCAGTGGCTTGCTCTGGATTTGAAGGCCATCAACTCCGCGCTCGCCGCCTGATCGCGAGATCACCATGGATCGCAACACAATTACTACGATCGCTAAAAGTATAGTCCCGTTCGTGCGAGAGGTTGTGAGCGACGCCGTGACGCCGCTCGCTGCACGGCTTGCCGACCTCGAGGCGCGGCCGGTCGAGAAGGGCGAACGCGGCAGCGACGGATCAACAGGACCGGAAGGGGCGCCTGGCCCGAAAGGCGACAGTGGCGAGCTTGCAGTGCTGCCGCCCGAGCTCGCCGACCAGGTCGCGAGCGCAATCCGTCTGCTGCACGAGTCGCCGCCGATGGAGAAGAGAGATTCCGGCAACTCGTAAATGTCGCAGCAGATTATCAACATCGACGAACTGCCGCCCAATGATGAGATCCGTATCTCGTTCGACAAGTGCAATAAGAATTTTACCGAGCTTTATGAGGACGTCGACGAGCTAAACGATCGCATCGATCGCATTCCAACCGCGCCCGGTGGAGGCGGCGGGAGCAGCGGAAGCGGCAATGGTGACGGGGAGCAAGGCCCGCCGGGACCGCCAGGACCAGAAGGGCCGCCGGGCCCGCAAGGCGATCCCGGCCCGACAGGGGCGACCGGATCACCGGGACCGAAGGGCGATCAAGGCGACACCGGCCCGCAAGGCCCGACCGGCGCCACCGGCGCGCAAGGGGTGCCCGGCGCGACCGGCGCGCAAGGGCCGCCCGGAACAGCCGGAATACAGGGACCGCAGGGTGATGAAGGGCCGCAAGGTCCGCCTGGTGTTGTTTCGGCGAGCGCGCCGTTATCGTTCAATTCCGGCACCGGCGCGCTATCGATCGATCTCTCGGCCTATCAACCGCTCGACGGCGATCTGACCGCGATCGCGGCGTTGACCGGCACCAACGTCATCTATTACCGATCGGCCGCCAACACCTGGGCCGCGGTCACGATCGGCGCCAACCTGACATTCAGCGGCGGCACATTGGCGGCGAGTGCCGGCGCGCCAGTCGGTGCGGAGTACATCACCTCGACGGCCGATGCGACGCTGACCTCCGAGCGGGTGCTGACCGACACCGCGACGGTGACGTGGGATCGCACGACCGCGGGACAGATCAAGGCAAATGTCGCCGGAGGGGGAACCTCCGCGCCGCAAGGACGGCTGACGCTGCAGTCAAGCGTGCCGGTGATGACGACGACGCAGTCGGCGAAAACGACGATTTATTACACGCCATATGTCGGCATCCAAATCCCGATCTTCGACAGCACCAGCTTCGTGATGACGGCGTTCGCCGAAATCTCGGTTGCGACTACGGACACCTCGAAGAATCCGGCAGCGATCGGCGCAAGCAAAGTCAACGACTGGTTCGTGTGGAATGATGGTGGGACATTACGATTGACGCACGGTCCGGACTGGACCAACGACACCACACGATCGGTGGCGCTGAATTACATCTCGGGTCTTTGGACCAATAGCTCGACCATTACCAATGGTCCGGCGACCAATCGTGGCACCTATGTCGGCACCACGCGCAGCAATGCATCGTCGCAGCTAGATTGGAAATACGGCACGGCGGCAAATCCTCCTGGCGAAACCTGGTTCGGCGTTTGGAACGCCTACAATCGCGTGAACGTGGCGGGGTTTTGTGGCGATACGACCAGCAACTGGACCTCCAGCAATGTTACGCCTCATTGCGCCAATGCCGCCGGTTCTGCAAGCGGCCTGACATATCGGGCAAGTTTTATCGTTGGTCTACAGGAAGACAGCCTGCTTGGAGTGTATTCGTCGCACGCTGCTTTGAGCGCCACTAATGGCGGCACGATTGGTATCGGTTATGACTCGACCTCGGTGTTCTCCACCAGCGGCAGCGCGCAGGCCGCAAGCACCTCGCTGCAATCGGCAGTAACGGCACAGATTGCGATCGCACCGGCGGCCGGCTGGCATTTCGTGCAGGCGCTGGAGGCGGCAACTGCGGCCGGTACGGCTGCATTTTACGGCTCTTTCCAGCAATCTCTGTCCAAATTATTTCTCGGTTACCGGATGTAGCGCATGGACGCGATCACGCTGCACGACGCCATCGCCGAAGTCTCGCCTGTCACCAGCACAACGGTCGGCAATGCCGATGATCGCGCGACTTGGGCCTGGGTGCCGGGAGCCAATGCGACACAGCCGCAGATCGACGCCGGCAATAATGTCATCGCCACCATTCCGATTGCGATCAAGGCAACACTTGCGAGCAGCGAGTTCATTGGTCGGTTTACTAACGCAGAGTATCGCGCAGCGACCGCAACCACTTGGCGGCAAACCGGGGGCAACGCCAAGAATTGGGATGTCGTGGTGTTCGATCCGGTCATCAATATGAACAAGAAAAAAGTGACGACGCTAAAAACATCGCTCGTTGCTGACGGCATCCTGACGCAAGCCCGCGCCGACGAGATTTTCAGTTAGGACGCAAAGCGATGATCCCCGCTCCGCAATATACGCTGATCGAAGGGTTCGGCGTTTGCCTGGCCATGTGCCAGCGCGCCTTGGCCGAGGTGCGGGCACTGGCGCGCTTGCCGGGACCGCCGGGCGACACCGGGCCGGAAGGCAAGCCTGGGCAGCAGGGCGAGCCCGGCGAGAAGGGCGAGCGCGGCGAACCTGGCGCCATGGGACCGGCCGGCCTCGAGGGCAAGACCGGCGAGCGTGGCCAGAAGGGCGAGCCCGGCCGCAATGCCGCCGACCTGACCTATCTGCAGGACTATGCCGCCGAGCAAGTTAGCCGCGCCGTCAAGACCTCCACCATCACCTCGCCGGACGGTGGCCGCACGTTGCGCTGGGCCGTCGGCGACACCGTGCATGAGATCAAGACCGCGATCGTGCTCGATGCCGGGGTATGGAAGGAAGGCACGACCTATGTCCCCGGCGATGGCGTCACCCTTGGCGGCTCGTTCTTCATCGCCCAGGCCGAGACATCAGCCAAGCCCGGCAAGTCGGACGACTGGCGCCTCGCCGTCAAGCGCGGCAGCGACGGGCGCGACGCGCGGTCGGACGAGAAACGCGCGCTCGAGCCGCTCAGGTTGAAATAATGCATTCCATCCTCGAAATTCTCAGCGAGGCGACCGACAGCGCCGGGCCTGACCTGATCAGCCTCGCCGACCTCAAGCTCGCGCTCGAGATCGAGGGCACGACGGAAGACGCCGCGTTGCAGGCCGCCATCACCATGCAATCACGCCTCATTGCAGAGTATTGCAACCGCCGCTTCGGCCTGGCCGAGGCGCTGGAGACCTTCACCTTCGATCGCAACGAGAACCTGCTGCCGCGGCAGGCGCTGACGCTGTCGCTTTATCCGGTGGTCGAGATCGCCGAGGTATCGGCCGCGGGCGCCACCGCCGCCGACTATGACTTCGATCCCGCCAGCGGCCGGCTGTGGACCAGCGGATGCTGGGCCGAGACCGTGGTCGCCGTGCTCTACTCGGGCGGCTACGACTTGCCGGAACAGGCACCGGCCCGGCTGCAGCAGGCGATCATCCAGGCCGTAAACGAGGGGCGCACCTCCGGCACGCGTGATCCCAGCATCCGCGAGGTGCAGCACGGCGATACCCGCGTGTCCTATTTCACGCCGTCGCTGTCGACCGCGTCATCGGGCTATCTGTCCGCGATCGTGACTGACCTGATCCAACCCTACCGGCGCCTCTATGTCGCATGAGTTTGCATTCTGGTCGGTGCCGCGCGAATGGCCGGGCGAGACCGTGTTCATCGTCGGCGGCGGGCCATCGGTGCTCGGGCTCGAGCTCGAGGCGCTGCGCGGCCGCCGCGTGATCGCGATCAATTCCAGCGTGTACAAGCTGCCGTGGGCGGACATCCTCTATTTCGGCGACTGGCGCTGGTGGAACGAGCCGCACAACCGGGCGGCGGTTGCGAGCTTCCGCGGCCGTGTCGTCACCACCTCGCGCATGGTGTCGGAGGACAAGAAGGTGCTGGTCTGCCGCGCCGCCAAGCCGCCGGGGCTGGCGCAGCAGCATGACAGCCTGATGCAGAAATGGACCTCGCTGACAGCGGCCACCAACCTGTCGGCTTGCCGCCGACGGCCGCAGCCATCATCACCCGCCGCACCGCTGGCCGCACCGGGCCGGCTGTTACGACAAGCAGCACGCGGACCTAGTCACCATCGTGCCGTCGCTGCGGGCGCTCAAGATAGCGGCGTTCAATGCCTCGCCGGGGACGGCATGGGGCGACCTGCTTCCGGTTATCAGCCTGCAGGACGTGCTGGGTGAACGTCTCGCCGCCTAAGCCGGTCCTGATCCGCGGTATGTATGGACTCGGTGACAACGTATACCAGCGCCCGTTCGTGCGCGCGGCCGCGGCGAAATACGACATCCACCTCGAGACGCCGTGGCCCGAGCTCTACGCTGACCTCGACATCAAGTTCATCCGCGGCGGACACAAGCTGCGCACGCAGCAGAAGAACATGGCGCGGCAGCGGGCGGATCTCTGGTCGCGACCGCGTGTGCCGATGCGCGAGGTCAGGGTCGGATATGGCGCCAGCCTGGCGACGACTTCGATCATCAATGCGCTGGAATGCCGATGGGCGGCGCTGAAAGTCGCCTTCGATCCGGCGCTGTTCGATCTGCCCGATATGGGGCCTTCGCCGGTCAAGCCTGATCGCCCGATCGCGGTGGTGCGGCCGGTGACGGTGCGCAGCGAATGGCGCAACGAGGCGCGCAACCCGCGGCCGGAATACATCGCGGACCTAGCCCGCGAACTGATGGCGACGCACACCGTGGTCGCGGTCGCCGACATCGCGCCGGGCGAGGAATGGGCAGTGGGCGAGCTGCCGCCGGCGCATCGTTACTTCGTGTTCGGCGAGCTCGCGGTGCGCGAGCTGCTCGCGCTGGTGCGCGACGCCGACATCGTCATCGGCGGCGTCGGCTGGGTCGTCCCGGCCGGGCTCGCGCTCAAGGTCAACACCTTCGTGGTGCTGGGCGGCCACGGCGGCCACAACGCGCCCGCCAAGATCACCGACCCGCGGCTCGATCTCAGCCGGATCGGCTTCGCCCTACCGGAGAAGTTCTGTCAATGCACGAACATGCTGCACAACTGCGACAAGAGGATCGCGGACCCGATCAGTCAGTTTTCCCGCTGGTGGCGCAGTTCGCGCGCCGCAGCCTGACCTGGTGGCCCGAGCTCGGCATCGGCTATTACCCGGTCGAGGCCGCGCTGGTACCCTACGATCAGGACTATTTCGACAGCTTCGATCGCAACGCCCAGACCGACCTCGGACGCGCGCTGATGCAGGCGCGCTGCAACTTCGTCGAGCAGCATTACCGCGGCACGCTGGTCGATGTCGGCATCGGCTCGGGCGCGTTCATCGATCTGCGGCGCGAGCGCGGGCGCACGACCTACGGCTTCGACGTCAACCCGGCCGGCATCGCTTGGCTCGAGCAGCGCAAACTGCAGGTCGATCCCTATCTTGTTCTGTCCGATGCGGTCTCGCTGTGGGACGTGCTCGAGCACATCCCGGACTTCCAGCCGCTACTCGGCAATGTGCGCGAGTGGCTATTTCTCTCGCTGCCGATCTTCCGCGACGCCGCGCATGTGCTGCAGAGCAAGCATTTCAAGCCGGACGAGCATTGCTGGTACTTCACCCGCGAGGGGCTGGTGGTCGCCATGAACCTGTGCGGCTTTGCGCTGGTGTCGGAAAGCAATGTCGAGACCGAGCTCGGCCGCGAGGACATCGGCACATTTGCGTTCCGGCGGGAATGGCGATGATCGACTACAGCGCGGATCTCTATGACCCGGTCTATGACGCGATCGGCGTGCCGGCGACGCTGACCGCGGCCGGAACCGCGGGTGAGGTCGCGCTCACCGTGATCGACGAGACCCGGCGGAAGACCCAGACCAGCGGCAGCGTGGAAGTGCGCAGCGTCGGGCCTGGCGCTTATGCCCGCATCCCCGAGCTCGACGGCAAAGGCATTGCGCGCGAGCTTTACAAAA